TAGGGATTTCCCAGAACAGGAGAAGAAAAACACGCTCTAGTTCTACTGGTGATCTTGGACTCTAGCATCTCAAGATCCCAATTCAAATCTGTATAATCAATATCTACAAATACAGGTTTCAAATTATTCTGTATGATAGGGTTGATTGTGGTAGGAAATCCACAAGCACATACTAATATTTCATCTCCATCTGCCCACCCAAAATACTTTTTGAGTGCAGCGATCATCACAAGATTAGCAGACGAACCACTGTTGACCATAAGATTATATCTAAAGTCAAACCTTTTACCAAACTGTGATTCAAATTTGTTGACTTGCTCTCCTGCAGGCAACCAATTTCCTTTCAACAAAGTTGTGATTGCAGCAGTTGGTTCTTGCTCATCCCAGTATGGACCAGAATAATAGATGTTACCACCGGGTTTCCAATCCTTATTGGCAAGATATGGAAATAGATTCTCTCCATCACCTTGTAGTTCTGATATAAAATCTGATACCTTATCTTTTACTGACATAATTCCGTCACAATATCTTTTGTTTCAAACAAGTAATTGAATCCTAGTTGGTTCAACTTACTTGTATTCAAATAAAATTTTTGCAATCCTTGTACCACTTTGTGAAATTTTGGTGTATCTATGCTAATAAGATTTCCTCTATAATGACACTTCTTACTTGCTATGTCAAGTATTTCTTTTACTGATGTTTCTTTACCTGATCCAATGTTGTAGATGTCATCAACCTTACCCTTATCCATAACCAATTTGATAGCACGACACACATCAGTTACATGCATGATGTCTCTAGTATGTGATCCATTATCATACATCTTTACATCTCTATGTTCTTTCATTTCATTTATCATCCATGTGATTGCATTTTTCTGTTTAGTTGCATTAGTATCTCCATATCCCATAACATTACAAAGTCTCAAAATTCTATATCTCATACCATAAGTTTGTGCAAATGATTTGACAAGATCTTCTGCACATTTTTTTGTGATGGAATAAAATCCATTCGGATTCAAAGGATCATTTTCACTAGCAGGAATCTTACCACCTGCACCATATACAAACCACGATGATACAAAGTTGAAAGTAATATCTTCATCTCTACAATGTTCTAAGACTTCACATAGAACCCTCAAGTTTGTATCCACATCAAGTGTAATCTTATCATGTACATGATAATTATGAGTTGTCGATATCATGTATAAGATATCTTTCGATTTGGGTTTACGTTCTTCTCTAGGAATCACATGCACATGATTATCATAGAGACGTTTGAATTCTCTTCCAACGAAACCACATCCGTATAATGAAATCATCTATTCAAATACCATTCAATAGTATGTTGTAAACCTGTGTCAAAATTCATGATCGGTTTCCACCCAGTTTTGTTATACAACTTAGTATAACTCATAGCATATCTTTTATCAACCCCCGGTCTAGCGTCTGACACACCTATAAGATCATGTGATTTACCTAGTATAGTAAGTATTTTTTTGACCACAGTTTCTACATCAAGTTCACACCCACCACCTATGTTATAGGTGTCATTCATAATACCTTGTTCTTCTAGTAACCAAATAGCACGACAATGATCTTCAACATACAACCAGTCACGGATCAATCTACCTTCACTATGCATATAAGTTTTCTTACCTTTCATGGCGTTTATGATAGTAAGAGGTATGAGTTTTTCTAGATGTTGATGTGGTCCATAATTATTAGAGCAGTTGGTAATAAGATAAGGAAGTCCATAGGTGTTATGCCATGCCTTTACAAAATAATCTGATGCTGCTTTACTAGCAGAGTATGGATTTCTTGGATCATAAGGTGTGGTCTCTGTGAATATTTCTTCATCTTCATATTCTAATGAACCATATACCTCGTCAGTAGATACATGATGAAATTTCTCTACACCCACTTCCAATGCAGCGTTCATCAAATTGATAGTGCCTATCACATTTGATTCTAAAAATGGTTTGTAGTTCTTGATAGAATTATCTACATGACTCTCAGCAGCAAAATGAAATACCTTATTTGGTTTGTAGGTTTTGAATATATGATTTACATGTTTTTCATTTGAAATATCACACCACAAAAATGTCGTCTTTGAATCTTTTTTAATATAGTTTATGTCTGATGCATATGATAAAGAATCTATGACAACAATTTCATCATCATATATTCTTTGAACATAATTTACAAAGTTACTTCCTATGAAACCGGCACCACCAGTGATCAATATCATTATTCAGTCCCGTATTCGTTCATGCACATGTAAATATTTTCTTTTTTGATACGTCCATAATCATCTTCAAGTCTTATAATGTCATTCTCTTTACAGATACCGATCTGTGTTTCAATTATCAACAATCCATTCTCGCCACCCTTCGCTCGATGTTTCATTTCTGTGCCAATATGAAAGGTGTCTCCCACCTTACATGGAGACTCCAATCTATTCTGAGTTATAATACCAGAACCCTCCACAATGACCCAATCCTCTGTCCTCAAATTATGATACTGAAGTGATAGTCTTTGATCAGGTGCTATGTAAAGTCTTTTCACTTTATAGGTTTCGTCCTCGACGATGGTTTCATACCACCCCCAAGGACGTTCTCTTCTTACGAATTTCATTTTGATTGTACTTGTGCCCAGTCTTGATCAAACAGTTCAAGACCTTTGTCTGTCAATATATTACCATACATTTTCTCAAATATACTAGGTGGCATTGTGACTATGTTTGCTCCATTGATAAATGAATCTGTCACATGCTGCACACTTCGTATAGATGCAGAAAGGATCTGAGTTTGTGATCCATGCATACGATATATAGTTGCTATCTGATTTATAAGACCAATACCATTGACAGATTGATCATCAAGACGACCTACAAAAGGAGAAACATATGATGCCCCTGCCTTCGATGCTAGAACTGCCTGTGCTGCAGTAAAAACAAGTGTCACATTTACCTTGATGCCATCAAGAGCAAGTGATCTACATGTTCTTAGACCATCAGGTGATAGAGGAACCTTGACAGTGACCGGATTGATGCTGAGTTGTTTGCCTTGAAATGCATATTTACTGTGCAATCTTCTTCCTTCAGAAGTCATTGTCTCCTCGTCACCAACAACTTCCATGCTGATGTCACGAACACCATAGTCTGCTAACTCTTGGTATACTTCCTCTGGGTCTCTACCACTTTTGCGGATAAGAGTAGGGTTTGTAGTGACACCATCGATAAGACCAGTAGCATAATGTTTCTTTATAATTTCTGTTTCTGCTGAATCTAAAAAGATTTTCATGCTTCAAAATACTCCTTGAGAACTTGGATTTGCTCATGGTATGTAGAAATTTGATTCAACTCTGTTTCAATAGCACCCATGACATCAGGATGCTCACCAATGCCAGTTGGATATGTAAAATATATTTCTATATTTGCTTTATGTTTTGCAATCTGTCCTTCTGCATGCTTGATGAGCGAATTGACGAGACTGTCTCGAAGATGAATCATAATGTCGTATAAACTAAACATATTATAAGACACACGATTCAAGATGTCAATAAAAATAAATATTTGAGTACAATCAGTACCTAAACCTGTCTAATTCGGAGGAATTACCCTAATGGCACTTACTAAAGACGTTGATGTCGATAAGATAACCGTTCGTGGACCACACAATGTTGTGGAACTAAGAACAGCAACAAGAGTATATGAAGATAATGAAATGCTTTCAATATCATTCACCCGTAAACTTGTAGCATGTGGAACTTTAGACGGAAGTGACAACCTAGTAGAAACAGATATCTCAGGATACTCTGCAGTTGTACAGGGTGTTATGAATGCAGTCTGGACAGATACTATCAAGGCACAATACAAAGCACAATTAATCGCTGATAAATCATAATCACATACGAATTATTGTGATCCCCAACCTCACGCGAGTGGGGTTTTTTATTGCTAAATAGAGCTAGCAAATAATCGGTAATTTCATGAAGAAATACTTACCACTTATATTATTGGCAGGATTTGGTTCTCCTGTATTTGCAGATATCACACATAAAATGCAGTCTAGTGTTCAGTTGACCACTAACGCTGCAGCAACACAGGTATCAAGAATCGGTAGCACCTACTCGGTTTCTGGTTCTGGTGTTACCATGGACGTTGGTGGCGGTGGATCTGCTGATGGTAATGTCGGTGGACTAGGCACATTGACTGATGGAGTTGGTCAAGGATCAATCTCTACAGCGACCCAGACAAGTGCAGGCGGTGCATATAGTTTCAGTCAGTCATTCATTGAAGGTGATGCCATTGTAACTACTGCTCCTTCTTTAGGTGCTGTCAGTGCATACTCAAACCAAACATCAACAGCAGTAGGTAGTGGCACTGGTACAGGTACTGTAACTTCAGCACACGTTGTAACAGCAGTTGGTGGTGGAAGTGGAACCACATCTATAGGTCAGTTCGTAACAGAATTGAACATTGACTAAGGGGGGTTATGGTATCAAATGAGACTTCTTCGTGCGATAGTTGTGGGTGCAATTGCCCTTGCAACTGCACCGACTGCCCTGAATGCAGTCCCTGTAGTACCTAATTTTACACAGGGATCGATGACCTCACACACGGAAACCACTTCTACCGTGTCTGAGACCATTAATTCGATGGACTACAACACTGGGTATCAATATTCGGTATCAGGTGTTAACGTAAGCACAGATAGTTCTAGTATAACGCCGGGTACTGGAACTGAATCAGTAACGAATAACGGTGTGAATTCAACATGGACAAATTTGAACACTTCAGAAAAACCCAATTGGACTCTGACGACTCCCGGAGCAGCGTTTCAATTCACGGAGACGTACAAAGCTCCCGGTCTTTCAACTCATACTGTAATACAAAGAACCACCACAATCCAAAGCGTAACCGATACAACCAGTATATTCAGTCAATAATCAAACTAGCAGCACTTAGTGCTATAACAATACCTTATACTGTAACCCCGTCCTATGCATCTGATATAGGAGGGGTTTCTGCTACTGCAAATCCAGTCGCGAATTCCAGTGGATCAGTGACCAATCAAGCTATACAAGTTTTGCAGGGTCCTTATATGACTAACACTTATGGTGATGGTATATCTTGCCAAGTTCCTACCATGAATATCACACCATATGTGACTCGAACAGGATCATGGATGGATCCCTATGAAGATTATTATTTGGATCCCGTTTACAACAACTTAGACGCCAACGATGACTCGGTTCCAGACAATCCCGGTGAGATTTTATTCATGAAACCAACAAGAACTGGACAGAAATCAAATCAAAATATAAACCTAGGATTCTCTGCAACTATGAGTTTCTCATTGAATAGAGATGCACAAAGAAAGTGTCAAGAAGCAGCAACTTTACACAATCAATACCGTGCTCAGTTGACTGCCAATAAGAGATTAGATTTTGAACTTGCTCGTCTAAAGAACTGTGGACAGTTGATGAAAGATGGTATAACATTTCATCCAAGATCTCCCTATGCTAGTATATGTGCCGATGTTGTAGTAAATAATGTAAATAAAATAAACGATCATAAACATTCATTACCAGTAGTTCCCACTGGAGATGCAAGCACTCTAAAAGATATTTCTATTGGTTCTTCTTCTTCTTCGGACGTTTCAAAGGATTGAGTCCTTTCTTTATTCTATACTCATTAGTTTTTATTTCCATCAAAGATAATTTAGGAGGTTCTTTACCAAGTGCCTTCTGAATTTTTTTTATTAATTGTTTGACTATTGGTTTGACAACTCGTAATAAAAGAGGAGTTGCTGCTGCAGCAGCAGTTGCTACGACTGCTATAGATGCAGTTGTACTTACCTCGGCGGGAGAAGGTAGATATGTTTCAACCCAATCAGATTCTGGTTCTTCGGTAGTGGTAACCTCTTCAGATTCAGTTGTCGTTGGTATCTCAGGTATTGGAGGAGTTTCAAGGTTTGGTTGCTCCGTATTTGCCATGGGTGGAGGTGGTGCCTCCTTTACTATCGTTAGATTTTCTGGTGTATAATCTATAGGGTCGAATGATGGAGTGTCAGCATCACAGAAGACTTGTGTTCCTTTAGGATCATCGTCCTTTAGAACTTTATTCTTTTTACCATCTTTATGTGCCTCTACACATCCCGGAATGTTGATGATAGGCACACCAATATAAATGGTTTCTGTTATTGATGGGACTCTTGGGATTGATACATGAGGAGAGTTGACCCATGTGTGTGGTACATATGGTATCGCTATTCCTTGTACTTCAATCTCAGGTACTTCCATTGATAAGGGTCATCGCCTCTTGCAATTCTCTAGCATGATCTAATTCATCCTGTGCAATCTCGGCGATTCTTTCATCATCAGGATGGTATGCGAGGTATTTAGTATATGTTTCATAAGCATGCTTTTCGATCTTCATATTGATATCGTAAGCATCTATTGGATCAATGAGGTAGTAAGCAACCATAATCCAATAATAAAGAAGAACCAAGTGTTTAGCGAGGAATCTGTCGATCCAAAACTGATTACCTCCACGAGTCTCCATCTCTTCCAAATGTTCTGTTTCATTGAGTGCCTGATAGAAATGTTCCTTCATCAAATATATATGTTCCTTATCCCGTAATCCAAGTGACTCACGAAGATGTAACACTGATATAAAAGAAAAATAGGGTGCACGAGCAATCACCTCAAGCACCCAAAATCTTTGATAGTCTCTACCTTTGTATAGGTAGTCCAAGATACTAATCGTTGTATCAAGGACGAAAGTATTGAATTGTTTCATATAAGTATTTATACTTACATAAAGGATATGGTCTCCTCATCTTTCATATCCCTATCCAAATCTGGTAGATGTGGTTCTACCCAGTGTGTTGTATTATCAATTCCTGCTGCTTCAACATATCTCATGATGTGTTGATCAACTTGTCTGAATAAGTCGTGGAGGTTTAGATCCATACGTATGTCATGAGCAATCTCTGCTACTTGTTTCTCTGTAAGACAATGATCTGGATGAAGAAGATCGCAACATGGTATCCTCTTTTCTATGAGTTCGTTCAAATTGATACGAATCTCGTAATCTTGGTAAACTGGCATTACTGTTTCATAATAATAATTTTATCTACATGATTAGGATGATCTCTAAGGTATGGAACATCCTCCTTCACGTTTGATGCTGCTTCAAAGGCATCATTTGCATAGGTTCCTACTTCAAGGTGAGTATTCACGCTGTCATGATACTCCACTGAATAGTGATGCATGTTAGTTATTTGTTACTACTTCTATATTATAATCGGATATCATTTGAAAACCACAATGTTATGGACTCAACACCCGTTCATAGACTTAGACATTGTACCACCTATATCTGCACCTTTATTGCCACTAAACATAGTAACCCATCCTGCTGCAACCCAACCTATGATTGGAATGTTAGACACAGTTGGTGCCACTGATGCACCCACACTTGATCCCACAAGTCTGCCTGTATTCTCTCCACTTCCTTCCGCTTTGATGCATGCTATCTGCTCTGCTGTGAGATCACTGCCACCCTTAGTATTTTTACCGATCCCACGATCTATACTTTGAGATGTGACCTCTTCTACAATCTGTGTTTTGTCATTACCTAGACCTAAGAAACCAGATTTCTTTTTGATGTCAGTGGTAACATAGAACTTAGCAGGGTCATCTGCTTTATAACTTATCTTATATCCCTCCTTATCTGCTGATATCACGTAAGATGTGTACGGACCAACAGGCAAATCAAAAGATGGTAATTTATCTTTACTAAGATATGTTGCCATGAATCCTATGTGAGTCAACCCAACAACAGCACCTAATCCTGCTGCTACAAATTTGTTATTCATTTTTTCTCATCAGGAACAATTTTTACAGGACCAGACTCAATACGTATAGTCTGTGCAGGAGCAGTCTCTGATGCTTTTGCTATCAAGACTTCCATATCTTTCTTACTTATAGCAGCACCTGCACCACCATTCTTCTTAGTCCCTGCTTGGACGCCGAAGGTAGCTAAAGTTCCTGTGAATACCGAAGCTATGAAAGTTGGATCTAGTTTCTGCTCTGGTATCTTCCACTCAGCAGGCAACTTGACGTACGCCAGTGTTAGTATTCCTGCAGACCATACCAATATGCCTAGACGAACAAAAGTGCTGAGTATCGCGAGTTGATCCTCGTGATCTTCAGCACCCTCTTTTATTTTTCCCAAGATACCTTTTTTCTTAGGATCTTCTACTTTTTTCTCTTCCTTTTTTTCCATACCAAATAGGGAATCTATCTAGTATATAGGAATTAAAAAGAGGCAGCAGGTGATGGAGCGAGTGGTAAAACAGGTCCTGTTGAATCAGGCATTACATCAGGCATGATAGAACCTAGAGCACCGGGAAGTTGTCCCGT